CGCCCCGTGGCTTCCCCCACCGGGCCCGAAACCTCCCAATAGCGCCCCGGTCCCGTAGCCTTGTGCGCCATGCATGATCCGTGCGCCCGAGAGCGGACTCGATCGAGCCCGGCCCGCTGGCCATTGACGATCGGACAAGCGCCCGACGTCACCGGGTACCGATGCGAGCCGATCGAGCTCGACGGCGAGCCCTACATGCGGCGATGGTTCCCGGGCCCGGGGCTCTCGGCCCGGGTGCACGAGATTCTCGGGAGTGATCCCGGTCGCGACCTGCACGATCACCCGTGGAATTTCACGTCGACGATCCTCCTCGGCAGTTATCGCGAGGTCACACCGGACGGCGAGCACACGTTCGGGCCCGGTGATGAGATCGAGCGGCGGGCGATCGACCCGCATCGGCTCGTCGTGCTCGATGGGCCGGTCTGGACGATGGTTCGCACCGGGCCGGCGATCCGGCGTTGGGGGTTCACGACGGCGAGCGGGTGGGTCCACTGGCGCGAGTACGAGGCCCGGCGCCGGTCGAGGGCGTGGCTCTAGGGGTGCCGAAGCTCCCGACCGTCCCGGGCGAGCTCGCCGGCGCCATACGCCGGGGCAAGGGCGAGGGCCGGCTCGGGCCCGAGCATCGCGTCGACGTCGCTCGGGCCCGCTTGCTCGCCGGGATGCTGGTCGACGAGGCGACGCCGCGCTCGGCGATCGCACAGATCGACCGCCGGCTCGACGTGATCCTCGTCCGGCTCGGGATCGTGAGCGAGGCGACCGGGCCGACCGAGCTCGCCGAGTGGCTCGCCGGGCTCGACACGACCGAGGCCGAGCTCGAGGAGGAGCTCGAGGAGGAGCTCGACGAGCCGGGCCCCGAAGGCTCCCCACACGATCCCGCCTAAGGGCACGAACCGGCCGGGCTGGGCCCTAGTGCCACCGAGCGACCTGGGCTAATGCATCCCGCACTCTTCGCGCCGCCGAAGGCGACCCGGCGCTCGGAAGGGCCGAAGGCGGCGGCGATCGCGCGGGGCGTGCTCGACCTCGACCCGCTCCGCTGGCAGAGGCTCGTCCTAAACCGCGGGCTCGATCGAGTGGGCGGGCGGTGGCGGTGGCGGACCGTCGTCGTCACCGTGGCGCGCCAGAACGGGAAGAGCTCCCTCCTCCGCGCGCTCATCGCGCACCGGCTCGTCACCGGCGATACGGTCGGCGCGCTCTCGTCGATCCGTGCGGTCGGTATGGAGGTCATGTTCACGCCGATCGCCGACGCGTTCACGGGCCGGCGCCTGGTCGACCTCTTCGACGCTCGGGCCCATCGGTCGAACGGGAACGAGGAGCTCACGCTCGGCGCCACCGGCGGGCATCTCGTCATGCCGAGCGCGAACGAGCGCGGCGCGCACGGGTACTCGCTCGACCTGGCCATCGTCGACGAGGCATGGTCTCTCAAGGATTACCGCGTGCCTCAAGCGCTCACGCCGACACAGATCGCCCGGCCCGACCCGCAATTGTGGGTCGTGTCGACCGCCGGCACGAGTGAGTCGGCATGGTTCCGTGAGCTCGTCGAGGCCGGCCGGCTCCCGGGCGCGGCCGACGATCGGCTCGCCCTCTTTGAGTGGGCGGCGCCGGTCGATCTCGATCCGAGCGACGTCGCCGCGTGGGAGGCGGCGAACCCGGCATTGGGCGAGACGATCACGCTCGACGAGCTCGGGCACGCCTACGCGATGGCGACCTCGCCCGAGAGTCGGGGCGAGTTTGAGCGGGCCCACTTGAACCGCTGGACCGCCGGCGTGGAGGCGATCATTTCGGCCGAGTCCTGGCGGGCGTGCCTGGCTCCCGAGCTCCGGCTCGGGCGCGATCTCGTGTTCGGGTTCGACGTGGCTCACGATCGCTCTCAGAGCTCTATCGCCGTGGCCGGGATCGCCGGCGAGCGTGTCGTCGTCGAGCTCGTCGAGCAGCGAGCGGGTACCGACTGGCTCGCCCCGGCGCTCGCCGAGCTCCGGGCGAAATGGGCGCCGCTGGCAATAGTGGCGACCGAGGCCGGGCCGGCTCGCTCGATCGTGGGCGAGCTCGTGGCCGCGGGCGAGGCGGTCGAGCCCTACAACACGAGCAGCTATCTCGCCGCGTGCCAGATGTTTTACGACCTGGTGAGCGAGGGCCGGCTCGCCCATCGAGGCCAGGTCGAGCTCGACGCGGCGGCGCGGGCGGTCGGCCGGCGGGCCGTGGCCGACTCGTGGGCGTTCGGGCGCGCCGTGAGCTCGGCCGATATCTCGGCTCTCGTGGCCGCCGCGGTGGCCGCGCATCGAGTGAGCCGGCCGCACATCGCGCCGAGGATCATCGTCGGCTAGTCAAGTCAAGCGGTCAGGACCAGGGCCGGGGCGTAGCCTTGCGCGCCGTATGGCACTCTTCCGCCGACGTCGAGCGATCGAGGCCGGCGTCGACGAGCGCCGGGCCCAAGAGCGCGGGCTCCCGACCGAGGTCACCGGGCTCACCATCGGCACGGGCGACGAGGCGCCGGTTACCGCGACCGAGGCGCTCGGCGTGTCGTCGATCGCCGGCGCCTTGAACGTGATCGCCGGGCGCGGCTCGACGCTCCCGCTCCAACGCTGGCGCGGAGCGGTCGAGCTAGAGCCGGGCTCGTTCTTGTCGCATCCCGAGAGCGATAACAACACGCCGGCGTGTACGTCGATCTGGTGGACGCTGGCCGATATGTGCCTGGCCGGTAAGGCGTATTGGCGCGTCCTGCTCCGTGACTTCTCGGGGTTCCCGCTCGTCGTGCGGCGCCTTGAGCCGACCCGGTGCACGCCGCGGACCGAGCAGTACCCCGGTATCGGGCTCGTGATCCTCGGATGGCTCGTCGACGGGATCGAGCTCGACGAGCGCGACGTGATCGCGTTCTCCGCACCGAACGGTCGGGGCTGGTGTGTCGACGGCGCCCGGGCCATCCGTACGGCGATGGCGCTAGAGCGGGCGGCGAAGCACTACGCCGACGAGCCCATGCCGACGATCGTGCTCAAGAATGTTTCGGGCGTCGACCTGCCCGACGACACGGTGACCGGGATACTCGACGCGTGGAAATCGAGCCGGGCCAAGCGGACGACGGCCTATCTGAATAGCGCGCTCGACGTCGATCACGTCGGCTTTACGGCCGTCGAGATGCAGCTCGCCGACTCTCGTCAACAGGCCGTGCTCGAAATCGCCCGCATGACCGGCGTACCGCACGGGCTCTTGGCGGCATCGCCACAAGGGGCAACGCTCACGTATCGCAACATCGAGGGCGAGAATCAGCAAGCGCTTCAAGCGATGGCGCCCTACCTCGTGGCGGTCGAGCAGCGGCTCTCGGCCGACGACGTGGTCCCGCACGGTCAGCATGTGCGGTTCGACCTGACCGAGCTCATGCGCCCGGCGACGAGCGACCTCGTGACGATGGTCGCGACGCTCTACCCGATGGGACTGATCGACGCGCCCGAGGCGCGCGACCTGCTCGGGTTCGGCGTGCAAGCGCCACAGGGCCCACCGGCCCAAGAGGCGCCCGCGCCTCTCCCGGCCGCGCCCGCACCGGCGCCCGCTCTCGCCGCGCCACGATCGGGCCCCGTACCGTGACGACGACGGCGCAAACCGTGATCCTGTTGATCGAGGTCGGCGTCGTCGCGGGCGTGGCGCTCTTGACCTGGCTCGGCATCGGGCGGCGTTCGTGATCGTGCACCCGAACCAATTGCGCCTGTGGGGCGAGCTCGCCGAAGAGCCGGCGCCCGGCCAGATATGGGCGGCGGCGCCGGTCGGTGGCGTGAACGAGACGCGGCGCACGATCAGCGGGCTCGTCGTCCCGTGGGATATCCCGGCCCGGGTGAACGGCGCCGACTTCCCGGTCCGGTTCGTCCGTGGCTCGATCCTGGTCGACCAGGGCGCCCGCTTGCTCGCTCACCATGATCGCTCTCGCCCGCTCGGCGCTCCGCTCGACTTCAAGGACACGCCGAACGGACTGCGCGCAACGTTCAAGGTGGCGCGCACCCGCGACGGCGACGAGGCGCTCTCGATGGCGGGCGACGGCATCCTCGACGGTCTCTCGATCGGCGCCGAAATCGTCGACGTGACCGAGCTCGCCGGCGAAATCGTTGTGAACGCGGCGCTTGCGCGCGAGGTCTCACTCGTGACTCTCCCGGCCTGGGCGCTCGCCCGGGTCGGTACGTGAAAGGAAAAAGGACATATGGCACACTCGTCGACTCGACACACCACTCGCCGGCCGAGAGCGATCGCGGCCGAGGCGTTTCGTCCCGAACGAGTCGACGACGACGGCCGGCCCGAGCTCGTCACCGGCGACGCGCCCCCGACCGGCTCGCTCCCGAGCGACCCGCCACCGGCCGAGCCACCGGCGCCACCGAGCCCACCCGCGCCCGGCCCGGCCGAGCCACCGGCGAGCGTTGCGCCACCGGCACCGGCACCGGCCGCGCCGGGCGCGGGCCAGACGACGGCCGAGGTTCTCGCCGCGCTCGGCGTGCGTGCCGACCCGCTGAACCGGATCATCCGAGAGCCGTCGCCATATTTCGAGGGCGGGCGCCCGAGCCGGACCCACGGATTCTTCGCCGACCTCTACGCCGCGGGCACGAGGAACGACGTCGAGGCCGGCCGGCGGGCCGCGCAATTCCAGAGCCAACTACGCGACTACATCGAGGCGGCGTCGAACGATTCGACGAGCGGGCCGCAGATCATCGCCCCGGCGTGGGGCGGCGCCTGGTACGTCGATCAGATCGCGCAATTGCGCCCGGCCGTGAGCGCGTTCTCCTCGGCGACCATTACCGACAATCGGCCGATCCCGGTCCCGAGGTTCAAGGACACGACGCCGGCCTCGCTCGTCGGCGATCACGTCGAGGGCCAGCCCGACACACCGGGTGTGGTGAATTTCGATCAGGTCACGGTCACGCCGAAAGCGAAGAGCGGGCGGGCCGAGGTCTCGCGCGAGCTCCTCGACGCGTCGCCGGGCTTGGCCGACCGCGTGATATCGGACGCGCTGCGCGAGTCGTACTCTCAGAGCACGGAATCGACAATGGCGGGCGTGCTCGCGGCTGGGGCGACGGCGGGCCCGGCCGGCGGGGCGACGGCGGTCGCGGCCGAACAAGCGATCCGGGCCGCGCTCGGGCTACTCCCGGGGACGCGGTTCGCGCCCGGGCGTGTGATCCTCCCGAGCTCGCACGTGTGGGCGGCGCTCGTCGGCGCCGATGGCACGGACGGTCGACCGCTCTTCCCGTACCTGCTCAACGGGCCGACGAACGCGGCCGGCACGACCTCGGCGGCGTACGCGACCGGCACGATCGCCGGCGTCGAGACTCGCCCGACGTGGGGACTCGATCCCGGCCAGATCATCATCGGCGCCGGCCCGAGTGACGCGATGTCGTTTGAGAGCTCGATGCTCGAATTCCGATTCCAGGAGAAGAGCGGGCCCGAGCTCGTCGAGTTCAATGTGTGGGGCTACTTCGCCGCGGTCGTGCTTCAAGCGCGCGGCGTGATCCTCATAACCTCGACCGTGGCCGGGGCCGATGCCGGCGAAATGGTGGCCGGGAACGGCAACGGCAACGGCAACGGCTCGACGAGCAAGAGCTCGGGCAAGTAGCGCCGATGCCAGAGGGCCCGGTCGACGTCGCCGAGGTACGGGAGCGCCTCGGCGGCGCGCCCGCGGCCGACGATGCCGACATTCAGGGCGCGCTCGATACGGCCGAGGCTCACGTCGTCCCGTTGCTCGCCGAAGAGTGGCGCGACTCGGAGACCTGGCCGGCCGACCTGCACGACGGCGTGCTACTCGGGGCCGTGCTCACCTACCGCAACAACGAGAGCCCGACGCCGGCGGCGGCGGTCGACGGGAGCGGCGCGCCGATCGTTCCGCCGATCGCCTGGGACCGTTGGACCCGGGCCCGGCTCGGGGCCTACCTCACGCCGGGCTCATGGGCCCAGTAGCGGCGACCGTGAGCTACCTCGGCGACGAGCGGGCGAAGCTCGTCACCGCGCTCGCCGGCGACGAATTCACGACGGCGCCGAACGTGGACGCCATCAAGGCGCTCCCGGCGCTCGTGGTCGAGCCGAGCCGTGCCTCGTGGCTCGATGGCGCGGTCGACAGCGGGCCCGGGCGTGTGGTGCGGCACTCGATCGAGGCGCTCGTCGTGGTGAACGCGCAAGAGCCCATCGGCGCGCTCGTCGACCTAGAGGATCACGTCGAGCTCGTGCTCGAACGCTTGCCGCGGGCGTGGCGGTTCGATCGAGCCGAGGCGCCCGTTCCCGAGCGGACCCGTAACGGCGAGATTCAGGCGCTCCGCTCGACGCTCACGCTCTCGATGCGGTACTCGATCACCTAGAAAGGATCACAACATGGCAAGCGCAGTCATCATCATGCCGGCAGAATTTACGGTCACGGTCGGGACACTCACGGTCGAGTGTCAAGTGAGCGAGGCGACCGTGAAATTCGACACGACGACGGCGACGATCAAAACGCTGTGCGAGGAGAGCGAGATTGCCACGGCCGAGAAGGGCACACTCACCCTGGCCGGGTATCAAGATTTCACCGAGGCCGATGGGCTCTGCAATTTCCTTTGGGATAACGCGCTGAAATCGGCGACGTTCGAGATCACGGGCACCGACGCCGCGGGGAACGCGGCCGCGCTCTCGGGCAACATGCAGTGTCGGCGGCCGCCGTTCGGCCCGACCGCCGACGATGCGGCGAAATTCTCGCTCGATATCCCGATCATCGGCGTCCCGACTCTCGTCGTCACACCGGCCGTACCGTGAGCTCGTGGCCGATATCGAGGTAAAGGGGCTTCCCGAGCTCTCCCGCTCGCTCAAGGGCCTAGAGGCCGATCTGAAAGACCTCACGCCGGTAAACGGCGTCGTGGCGCGCGACCTCGTGGCGGCCGTGAGCTCTCGGGCGCCGCGCAAATCGGGCCGGCTCGCCGGCTCGTTCGTGGCGGTCGGCTCGGCCAACAAGGCGACGGCGAGCTCGGCGCTCGACTATGCCGGCGTCCAGAATTACGGCTCGGCCGGGCACAACATCGAGGGCCAGCATTTCGCCGAGGCGGCGCTTGCGGCATCGGCGGCGGGCGCCGAGGCGAAATACCGAGAAGGCGTCGACAAGCTCTGTAGAAAGGCCGAACGATGACGACGATAGGCAACGGGACCGGGCCGGCCGAGCTCCCGCCGGCGCTCGCCGATATCTCGATCGACGCGCTAGAGGAAATGGAGCGGCGCACCGGGCGCCCGTTCGGAAAGATGATCGACGAGCTCGCATCGGGCGCCTGGTCGATCGAGACGATGCGCGAGCTCGTGCGCCTCGTCGCTCCCGAGCACGAGGTAAAGACGCTCGGCGAGCTCATCGAGGCGGCGCAAGAGCTCCTCCCAAAAGGGCAGCGGGCGGCGGCGACTCCGTGACGAGTCTCCGGGTACGGCTCGCTCGGGTGTGGGGTTGCTCGCCCGTAGCGTTGCGTACGATCACGCTCGGCGAGCTCGTGGCGATGGGCGAGGTTCTCGATGCCGAGAAACGGGCGGCGCGCTAGGTGGCGACGAGCCTCACGATCGAGATACTGACCGACGTCGCGAAGGCGACGAAAGGAATCTCCTCGGTCGAGACCCAGGCCGAAGGGCTCGGCGGAAAGATGAAGAGCGTGGGCGGGGCGCTCGCCGGCGCTTTCTCGACGAAAGAAATTCTCGGGTGGGCGTCGACCGCGCTCTCGGCCGGCATGGAGCTGAAAGGCGCCATGAAGGACGTAACGATGGTGTTCGGCGACGCGAGCGATGGCGTCAAGGCGTGGGGCGAGCAAGCGGCGACCTCGTTCGGTATGACGGCGAGCCAGGCCGACCAACTAGCGGCGAAGGTCGGCGTAGCGCTGACCGGGTTCGGGCTCTCACAACAAGACTCGGCGAAATATTCCGAAGCACTCGTGAACCGTTCCGCCGACCTGGCGAAGGTGCTCGGCGTCGACGTCAATGACGTTCTCGGCAAGGTGGAGACCGCCATGCGCGGCCGAACCGCGGGGCTCAAGGACTACGGCGTCCAGATCGAGGCCGGCACCGGCAAGGCCACCGATATGGCGAAGGCACAAGGCCACGTCGAGAAGGCGACGGCCGACCAGGCGAAGGCACAAGAGCACTTGACCGAAGTACAAGCGGGGCTCGCCGGTAAGACCACACTCACGACGGCCGAACACAAGCGGCTGGCAGACGCACAGGCCGGCGTGACCAAAGCGAACATGGAGCGCCTCGGCACCGAGGCCGACGTCGCCAACGCGACGAGTACCTCGTCGGCCGCGACCGACATTCTGAATCAGTTTCTCGACCAGACCGATCAGTACGGCGGGCGAGCGGATACGACGATGGGCACATTCCACGCGACGATGGGCAACCTGACCGAGCAGATCGGGCTGGCGCTCATCCCGGTACTGCAAACGCTTATGCCGATCGTGCAAGGGCTCGCCGATTGGGCGACGAAAAATAAGACGGCGTTCACGATCATCGTTATCATCATCGGGGCGCTCGCTCTGGCGTTCTCGATCGCCGCGACGGCGGCGGGCATCCTGGCGGTCGCGACGTGGGCGACGCTGTGGCCGGTCCTGGCGGTAATCGCCGGGATCGCTCTGCTCGTGGCGGCGGTCATCATCATTATCAAATATTGGGGCGACCTCGTTCAATGGTTCAAGGACGGCTGGCACGCGGTGCAAGATTTCATCGGCGCGCTGGCGAGCGCCGTGCTCGGGTTCGGCCCGGTGCAAACGGCGATTAACACTGTCAAGGATTTCGGCAAGGCGTGGGACGCCGTAAAAAAGGCGGTCGATGCGGTGGTCGACGTCATCAAAAAGGTGGTCGACAAGGTGGGCGACGCGGCGAGCGCGGTCGGCAATTTCCTCTCCCATATCCCGCACATTCCCGGACTCAGCATCATCGGCCTGGGCGCGCCGGGTGCGCCGGGTGCGAGCGCGGCCGGCGTCAATCCTCTCGCCCCGGTTGTCTTTGCTCCCTCGATCACGTTTACCGGCGACGTGGGCGACCCGATGCTCGCCGGCCGGCGCATCGTCGGAGCGCTCGAAACGTGGGCGGCGGCGAACGGCCGGCGGCGGCTGGCCGCGCTGGTCGGCCCGTGAGCTCGCCCGCTCTGGCCTCGTCCGTGTGGGCGCCGTGGGCCGAGGTCGCGGTCGACCTCGGCATCGTGCGCTCATGGGAGGCGACCGGGACACAATGGGGCGGCGGGGCGTGGGGCGTCGACGAGTGGGGGCTCGGGTACCTCACGCCGGCGGCATGGCACACGATCACGGCGGATATCGAGTCGCTCGATATCGACACGGGCCGTAACGGGATCGACGACCCGGGCGACGTCGGGACGTGCTCGCTCGTGCTCTTTGATCCCGCCGGCGACTATGCGATCGGCGGCGCCCGCTCCGCACTCGGCGACCTCGTGCGGGTCCGGGTGCGCCATATGGCGAGCGACCGGGCTCGCATCGTCTTTTACGGCAAGGTCACCGAGGCGAACGCGGTCGGCTCGTTCTCCGAGCCGACGACGAGCCTCAAGGCCATTGACATGCTCGGGAGCGTGCTCGGGAGCGACGACGGCACGCCATTACCGGCACAGAGCACGGCCGAGCGCCTCGACGAGCTCCTCGACCGTGCCTCATTCCCCAACGACCTACGCGACCTGGCCGACGATATGACCGAGCTCGCCCCGGTCGACAAGGTAGGGAGCCGGCTCGACGCGGCCCGCGGCGCGGTGGCGAGCGCGGTCGGCGGTTCACTGTGGGCGGCGGGCGATGGCACGATCCGTTACCGGCACGGCACGTTCTCGCTCGACCCGAGCCAGCTCGACCCGGCCTATCGCATCGGCACCGCGCCCGGGTTCGTCTGCCCGAGCGTGCTCGACCTGATCGAGAACGTGAACGGCGTGCTCAATGTCTACGACTGGGCCAATCAGGCCGGCGACGTTCGGGCCACCGCGACCCATACCGAGAGCGTGCGCCGCTACGGCCGTAACGCGAGCGTGCGAACCGACCTCTTGAACGTGCGCCAGACCGAGGCGGTCGAGCTCGTCGCCGGCGAGCTCAAGCGCACGGCGAGCCCGGCCGAGCTCGTCGACTCGTGCGAGGTTCCCGTTCACGACGACGAGAGCGCCGAGCTCGTGCTCGTGGCGATTGGCGAGCTCGCCGAGGTCTCTTACACCGGCGCCGCGCCGTGGGGCGGGTTCTATCTCGTCGGCGGGTACTCACACCACATCTCGCCCGACGAGTGGACGGTTCACGTCAAGGCGTACGAGGCGACCATCGGCGGCACGTGGGGCCGCGCCGTGTGGGGCGTTTCCGAGTGGGCCGCATAACGAGAGGATCGAGCGATGCCGAACCCGAACCGACCGCAGTATCAGGACACCATTGAGGAGACGTGGGGCCAGGCCGTCGCCGATACCGTCGTCCGGCGCTACGCCAACACGGCCGACCGCGACGCCGACCTCGCCGGGTTCACGCCGGCCGAGCTCAATGGGCAACTAATCGTGATCGCGCCGGGCGGCGGCGTCACGCCGATTCTTGAGCAGCACGATGGGGCCTCGTGGGTACGTCAAAAGCTACTTGCCTGCACGAGTAACGACGGCGGCATGACTGATGCGAACGGCTATCTCTCGCTCAATTTCCCCAAGCCGTTCCCGTCACCGCCGGCCGTTACCGTGAGCCCGCGCGATCCCGGGTTTAGCGGGTTCATGTGTATTCACGCTATCTATGCGGATAGTTTCATGGTGCGCGGCTATCACGGCGGCGGGGCCCCGGCCGGGAATGTCGCATTGGTCTTTGACTACATCGCTATGTGGCCGATCGGCGAGCTCTCAGAGGTAACCGACGAGCCCGGCCTACAGGACGAGGGGCACGACTCGTGAGCGCCGACCGGGCCGACGAAATCGAGGCCGACCTCGCCCGCTGGCGCGAGTGGCCGGGCCCGCGCGACGAGCCCGAGGGCGCGGGCGAACCGTGGGCCCGCGACGAGGAGCGGGGCGGCGGTGACTCTTAACCGCGTGGCGATCCCGAGCCCGAACTATTCGAGCCGCGGCGGTTCGGGCGTGCGCCTCGTCGTGCTCCATACGGCGCAAGGGGCGAGCACGTTCCGAGAGCTCGGGAACTATTTCGCGAACCCGGGCGCCGGCGTGAGCTCTCACGTCGGGATCGACGACGAGGCCGGGACCGTGGGCGAGTTCGTGCCGCCGGGCTATAAGGCGTGGACGCAAGGCAACGCGAACCCCTATTCGGTCGCGGCCGAGCTCTGCGCGTGGGCCGAGTGGGACCGCGCCGAGTGGGACCGTCACCCGGCGATGCTCCTCAATGCGGCCGAGTGGGTTCGCGAAGAGTGTGGGCGCTTCGGCGTACCGATCCGAGCGCTCTCGGCCGGCGAGGCACAGGGCGGCGCGGCGGGCGTGTGCCAACACGTCGACCTGGGCGCCGCGGGCGGCGGGCATTGGGACTGTGGGCCCGGGTTCCCGATGGGCGACGTCATCGCACAAGCGGCACGAGGCGGCGCACCGGCGCCGGCGAAACGAAAGGGACGGAACATGATCGCGAGCACGAGCACGGGCGGGGGCTACTGGACGACGACGAGCGACGGCGCCGTGGGCGCGTTCGGCGATGCGCAGTATCAAGGCGGGGGCTTCGACCCCGACGTCGTGACCGGCGAAATCGTCGGGATCGCCGGGCGCGGCACAGATGGTTACTGGCTCTTCGCGAGCGACGGCGGCGTGCTGGCGTTCGGCTCGGCCGGTTTCTACGGTCGACCAGATCGAGCGTGAGCTCGTGGGGCTCACGGACGCCGAATGGCTCTTGCTCGGCGTGGGGCTCGGCGGGCTCTCCGTGACGGTCTCGGCGCTCGTGTGGCGCGTGTTCGGCCGTGGGCCGCGCGACCGCAATTAGCCCGGCCTAGATTCCCCAAGATTTCCCTAGAGACGCGACGAGGCGCCCCGGGGACAGGGTTGCCGCTCGGGGCGCCTCAACCGGCGCAACGCACATTGTCAGACACACGAGCGCCGATCACGTTGTCGCGCCCACGACCCTACCGGCCGAGTGTTCGCCCGACCGACACGGCCGCGGCGCGCTCGGCGTCGTCGACGGCGTGGGCGTAGACGTCGAGCAGCATGGCGGCATCGTGGCCGAGGTAGCTCGCCATGCTCTTGACGTCGCCACCGGCGGCGAGCCCCTGGGTGGCGAAGTAGTGGCGAAGACCGTGCGGGTGGCACGCGCTCACCGGGAGGCCGGCGAGCTCGGCGAGCTCACGGGACCGCCGGCTCACGTAATCGGGGCGGTAGGGCTTGGAGCCGTGCGGGAAATCGTCGGGCCCAAAGACGAACCCGCGCCGGGCGTCGAGCTCGACCTCGGCCGACCCACAGAGCGACTCGCGCCGGGCCCGGTGCGCCACGAGCTCGGCGAGCGCCTCGGGCGAGAGCTCGATGGTCCGCTTGCGCCCGGTCTTCGTCGTACCCTCGGCGTAGCGCTCACCCTTGGGGCTCGTGAGTGAGCGGTGAATCTTGAGCGTCGAGCGCTCGACGTCCAGATCGCCCCAGCGCAGCGCACAGAGCTCGCCCCGGCGCGCGCCCGTGAGCGCGGCGACCCGGAGCAGCACGCCGAGAGTCGGGTTCGCCCGCTCGACGGCATCGAGGTAGCGCCGGGCGAGCTCGGGCTCGGGTGCAATCCCGGTAGGACGAGGCTCGGGCGGCGGGCTCGCGCTCTTGGCCGGGTTCATGCCGAGCTCGCCCCAGCGGACCCCGGCCGAGAAGGCGCCCGAGATGAGGGCGTGCCAGGCCCGGACTCCCGAGGCGCCGAGGCCGTCGCGGTCGAGGCGGGCGTAGAGAGCATCGAGGTCGCCGGCGCTGACCTGACTCGCCGGGGTGCGCCCGAGAGCGGTCTCGGCGAGGAGGGCGACCTTGCGGCGCATTTCGACGACGTAGGACTCGGCCCGGCCGAGGCGCTCGCGGTCATCGGCGTAGCGCCGGCAGAGCCCGGCGAGCGAGTCGGGAGAGCCGACGGCGAGCTCCTCGGCGAGCTCGTCGAGGAGGCGACCCTGGGCCCGGATGGCGTCCTTCTCGGTGCCGCGGACGATCCTCACGAGGCGCTTGCGATCGCCGGCGGTCGTCGAGCTCGCCACGACCCGGAAACCGCCGCGCGGGTGGCGGGTGATCCCGGGCGGGAGCGGGCGGGCGGATGCTTTGGGGGTTCGTGTGCCTGACATGGAGTCAAGTTTAGCAGAGCGTCGAACCGCGGGGCACACGCTCGGGCACACGGGCTATTCGCCGGGGGCCCGATTTGGGCTCTTTCCCCTGGTCAAACGGTCGGGCTGCCGGGATTTGAACCCGGGACCTCTTGACCCCCAGTGACGAGCGGAAACGCTCTACCTGCGAAAATAGCCTTAAAGGCCCTGCGTGCGCCTACCCCCTGACCTGGGAGTCCTGGTCGCGGGTGCCCGCGCCGGGCACACGCCGGGCACACGCTGCGCAGTCAGACAGTTCCCGAGGGCGCGCTTGTGTGCCAGGTCAAGCGCGAGTTAGTCGCACTACTTGACGGCGCGGTAACTATGGCGGTAACGATCTAGCGCTCGGGGCGAGTGTGTGTCGGCTGTGAAAGAACCGCTCTCGTCCGCCCCTGGGCACACACATACCGTTCCGTGAGGGGGGCGCCGCCGACATAGGCGGAGAGAGAGTGGGTGGGCCCAATGGGCGATCCCGTAAGTGCTCGCGCCGAGGCCTACGGCGCCCGGCTCAAGACCGAGGCGGCTCGGCAGGGGTTCAACGGTCGAGACCTCGCCGATCTGGTCGGCGTGAGCGAGTCGGCCGTGAGCCGATGGTTCTCGGGCGAGCGCGAAATCGCCGAGCATCATCGCCAAGCGCTCGCCCGGGTGCTCGACGTCCCGCTCCTCGCGCTCTTCCCACCGATGGCTCCGACCGGCGAGCGTGTGGCGTGAGCCGTGACGAGGTTCCGCCGACGATCGGGCTCGACGAGGCGGCGCGCTGGCTCGGGCTCTCCTACGAGAGCGCCCGCACCCGCGCCAAAGCGGGCCGGCTCCCGGGCGCGTTCCAGATCGGCACCCGCTGGCGCGTGTCGCGCCGGGCCCTGCTACGGGAGATCGAGCGGCTCGCCGGATTGAACGCACACGAGCCCGTAGTCCCTCACGTTCGCCCCGTGGCGCCGGCTCGGGCCCATGTGCGCCCGGCGGCGCTCGACGGCTCTCGGGGCGTTTCCGCCTTGACTAAAGCGGGCCCGGGCACGTTCATCGCGGCGAGCGAGCCGTCGCTCGTGCACAAGCGAGCTCGGAAATCGTGAGGCTCTGCCTTTTTAGAAATTACCGAAACGCTTATAAAAGCCTTTCGGTAATAGGGGCGCGCCTCTTCTGTGGATTCGTTGGCTCAGATAGGACAAACGGGGACAAACGGGGACAGTTACGTCCCGCGCGAGGTCAAGTCTGTGGATGAATTCTGTGGATAACGTGTGGTTCGCGCGAGCCGGCGACGAGGTTCGATTGAGCGAGCCCGACCGCTTCGCCGGGTTCTACGCGCGGGTGATCGAAACGAACGGGATCGAGGCGCTCGTCGCGTTTCCCGACAAGGCGCAAACCGTCGTGCCGATCGAGTCGCTCACGCTCGTTCTACGGCCGGCGCCGGCGGAGGGCGAGTCGTGAGGTTCGCTTACGCGGATCCGCCATACGAGGGCATGGCGAACCGCTACCGGCGACACGCGGCCGCGGCCGGGCATGATGCGCTGGAGGTGGATCACCCGGCCTTGATTGCTCGCCTACGTGAGGAATACCCCGATGGGTGGGCGCTCTCGATGAAATCGAATTCGCTACAAGCTCTGCTCCCGTTATGTCCGCCGGCGCCGGCGACTCGGGTGCTCGCATGGGTCAAGACCTTCAGCTCTGCCTATAACCGCTCGATCCGCCCGAGCTACGCATGGGAGCCCGTGGTTCTCGTCGGCGGGCGACCAAAGGACCCGCGCGATATGAGTGCAATCCTGGTCCGTGACGTGTTGGTCACGAGCCCGCGGCAAGGATTACGGCCGCGGCAGACGACGAACCCGCTCGGGGCGAAGCCGGTCCCATTCTGCCGTTGGGTTCTTGACTGCCTGGGCTACGAGCCCGGGGACGAGTGTGACGACATTTTCCCGGGTACGGGCATGTTCGGCCGCGTTCGGGCACAGGGGGTCCTCCAGCTCGTCGAGAGTGAGCCCGAGTGAGTGCCTACCGAGGCGCCACCCGCGACACGTACGCCGGCCGGGCCAGGCTCGCCGCCGTCGAGGGCGTGCAAGGGCCGCGGGGCGTGGGCTCGTGCGCCTGGCCGGGGTGCGTCCGCCCGTGGGAGCAGGTCGACCACATCCTCGCCCGCTCGCTCGGCGGTACCGACGAGCCCGGCAATCTGCAAGGGCTCTGCCGGTTTCATAACGCGGCGAAGGGCGACGGTACCCAACGGGGCTACCGCAAACCGGCGCCGAGGCCCGGCGACCCGGGCGAGCGCTCCCGTAGGTGGCTCCCGTGACATACGACGCGCTAGAGAGCGCCCGGGTTCACCTAGAGCGGGCTCAGGCGTGCGGCACTCGCGAAGACCTCGGCGCGGTGCGGGGCCAGCATGTGGCGATGGGACAAGCGGCGGCGACCGTGGCGATCGCCGGGCTCGTGGCCGAGCTCGTGGCCGAGCTCGGGCGCCTACGTGTGGCGGTCGAGGTACTCGCCGGCGATGCGCTCGACCGCCGGGCCGAGGCGCTCGGCGGGCCGTACGACCAGGGCGACGACGAGCGATGATCCTCGGGCTCGTGGCCGGGGCGCTCTGGCTCGTGGCCATCGTGGCCTACCGGGCCCGGCATCGCCGGCGCCGGCCGTGGTGGCGGGCCGACGTCCCGGCCGGGCGGGATCGCTGAGACCGGGCCCGGGCCCGGGCTTGTGTACCCCGGGCCCGGGCCGGGTACCGGGTACCGATACCGGGGGATCACAACCGGGGGGATCAACCGGGAGGGCTCGACCCGGTACCCGATACCGGGGGGATACCCGGGCACCCCACCCGGCATGGGCCCGGGCTCTGCTCGCTCGCTTGCTCGGCTCGTCGAGGGTTCGTTGTGGTGACTCGATCGAGTCGAGCGAGCGATCGTTCGCGATCGAGTCGACTCAACGCGTCGAGCTCGGCCGAGCGAGAAGAAATAATTTCGCTTGAGCTCTCGACTCGCTCGACGAAAGACACGGCGCCGAGCTCGACGACTCGACGAGGCGAAAAAGAATTCGCCGGTTTCTTAAGGGGCGCGTCGAGCCGTGGC